AAGCAGAGCTGGTAATAGAACTAGAACAAAACCCACCCCTTCTCGCGGTGGCAGTAGAAGGAATTATGGAGTAACCGGTAAACTAGTAACAGGTGGCAGGTGATTCTAGATAGCTGAGAGGTGTTTCTCGAGGTCTTCTACTAGCTCCCCTACTCTGTTGTTGACTAAACGAATAAGTGCGCCGTATACATGCTTGTTGGGATGATTCTTAAAAGCTTTATCTAAATACTCTATCGGTAATCCTGACATCTCTGCGGTAAGTCTACCGCTTTTATCTAACAAAATCTTAAACCCTACAAGATTAGCTTCTTTCTTTTGTGGTTCTTTAACCATTCTTAATCTCCCTAATATCTTTTTCATAAGCGCTTCTTAATACATACATTTGTTTTAAGTAAGGCTCATTCTTTATTTGATTCATAGCATCAAACTCTAAAGCCAATATACCTCTGTTAACATTTAACAAGTTGGCTTCTAATTCTTTTAGTTCTTTAACTTTATTTATCTTTTCTGTCGTCATGCAAGAATGCTCCAATTAAAAAACTAACTATAAATATAACAATCATAGTTATTATTGTAATCATTTTAAAAACTCCTTCATTAAATTCTTTAATGATACTAGGTGCAACTTAGAAGCGTTGTTATCCCCGCCCATTACTGTACGAGTGTCCATGCCTTTAACTATTTCTTTTAGTTTACTTGTGTTGAATACTAAACTACATACAAGTTCACCATCCTTTACTAAATTCTGTACCCAAAGCTCGGCTTCTGTTGACGCTAACCCTGATGGCTTACCGTAGCTTTGTACTTCGATGCAAATGTTACCTGTCTTTGACCAAGTATCTCTCTCAGTTTTTACTTCACAAGTCTTTGCGCCTGAGAACATTTCATCTATGTGCTTTTCCCATGTTTGACCAAACTCTAAGTCAACATCAAACTTTCTAAGTTCTTTAATGTCATTACTATTATTTAGTGACAAGTTCTTCTCCTTTTATTTCAACAACAACGCAGTTGTCTTTATCAATACCACCAAACTCAGTGGTGATTTCAGTTACATAATCATAATGGTCATCTTCTATGATACCCTCTTCAACGAGAGTGTCCATTAAGAATTTGTGCATAGGAAAGGTGTAGTTATCTAAATCTTTTTTCCTATTGTTATTAAAGTATAGCGTATAACTAGGCTGTATGGTTTTATATTTAGGAAGAGTTTTTACAAACTCTCTTATGGTGTTAGCATAATCTTGCTTGACTTTGTTCTTTGAAAAGTGGTGCAAGTTTCTAAACACATTAAGACTCAACAGATTAGTCTTCTTCTTATCTCCTCTACCTTTTGTATAAGTAGGTAAAGGTAAGATGCCTTTACTTTTCATCTGAGGCTCTCCTCTCTTAGGATTTCTTCTATCTGTTTCTCAATAAACCATCGTGCTTTTCGTAAGTCATCTAGTCTTCCTTCTCCAGCCTTATGCTTGTGAGGATAGCGACACAAGTATTTAGTAGCGCTTGCGATTAAGTAACTCATCTTTTGGTCAAGTATAAAATCTATTACTTCTATCTTTCCTGTCTGGTAATGTGACGGATTTACATTGTCAGGTCTATCAGACATTCTGTTTTCATTCCATTGAACTTTTATGTTCTCGCTCATTTGTTCCAGTCCTTTCTCCAAAGCCTTGGAGATATTTGTTTAGGTTTAGGTCTTTCTTTTAGTTTACGGTAAAGCTTGGAAGTCTCATCCATTTGGACGAGACCCCAAGTGTTTTTATTAGGCTTGTCAGCCACCCCTTATTTTAAATTATCGGTGATGTCTTTGTCAAGCAACTTCCAGATTATACCTGCGGCAATGATGCCCGCTAATCCAGCGTTACCTAGAGTCCAAACAATATCAAGTATAGAACCGATTACATTCCCAGTTAGGAATGCTACCTTTGAACCAAAGATAACCTGTAATACAATTGATAAGCTAATCAGCTTGATGCCTACATCTATCGCACCGTCTGCGCCGTTTTTTATTTTCTCTAACATAAAGTCTCCTTTTTTTAGTTAAACATTAATCAGCTAGTATAATTATAACAAGTTGTAGTGTCAAGATTAATAAAAATGTTTCCATTATTCTATCTCTCTTTCCTCTTCAACTAAATCAACTAACTCACATACACTACCAGTACAGGCTAGTGTCTTAGAACTTACAGTTGAATCGGTAAGCTCATACTGACTAATTAAATCCCAGTCAACTGACTTAGGCATCTTCTTAGCTAGTTCGTTATATTCTTTCTTAGTACAATCTTCATAAGGTGCTTGTTGATATGAGTGGTCAGAGTGTGGTAAGAAACTAACACCTGATACTTCATCGAAGTGTTTGTATACCCATGCTCCTACTTCCATCCACTCATGTTCTCTTACACTTACGGTTACACTAGGTTTATGCTCGCAGTAGTATCTTTGATACATAAGCCATAACTCTAACTGCTCTATTGCAGTTCTATCATTCCTTAGTACTGCACCTTCAGGAGCTTTCATTGGGAATGTAAAAACTTTAACACTATTAGGTTTCATAACATCAGCTTCACAAGGTATCCCTTGGTCTTCCATAAGCTGTGCTATTGGGTCTTTAGCATCTGCTCTAACCCTTCTAAAGTAGTAGTCATTGTGTCTAGTATGTATACCACTAGCACTATCAACTAACTGACTGACTGTACCACTAGGTTTAATAGCAGTAGTAGCAGTAGCTTGTTGAATACCTAATAGCTCTGACCAGTCCTTGTTAGTCTTAACAGATTCTTTCTTTAAGTCAACCAAGAAATCAGGAAGACTTTTCTTGCCATAGAATCCACGACTATCATCATTACTACCATTCATAAAACTGTTGTCCATGATGCCGGTCAACGACACACCAAGCAGTGCTTCTTCTTCTGTGTTGTGTACCCACTTAGGACGCAAGCGTTTGATGTTTGTTAGTGATGCTTGGAATGTACCAAGGATACTAGCAAGTCTTACTTTACGAAGTATGTCTTTCTGTGTGTCCTCTGCTCTAACCACAACCTCAGTTAAATTACAGAACTGTCCATCCCTAAGTATGATTTCACTACAAGGGTTACAACCAAAGGCGTGGTCACTATCTCTCCTACCAATAGAAGCTACTTGTTTAATCGCGGCTTCTCTGTTAAAGATACCACGCTCACCTGACTTAGACTCATATAAAGAAGTCCACTCCTTCATAAAGATACCAATGTCGGGCTTCTCTGTGTAGCACACACTGTTGTTACTTAGTGCCATCTCTGGCGTGTCGCTCCACCACTGTCCGCTCTTAGCGTTTCTCATGCGTTCATCTGTTAGGTTTGATAGGGAGATAAGGGCTGACCTACGAACACCGCCTACAACCACAACCTCGGCAATCTTACACATCATTCTATGACACTCATAGCTGGTTAGTCTCCGACCACCCGCTTCTTTGAATATGTTAGTAGAAAAGTTAAACAAATCTAGCAATGGTTCAGGACCACTGGCTCTACCACCAAAGGTAGATAGTCTAGCACCTTTAGGTCTTACCTTTGAGAAATCCCACTTAGGCATCTCGCCATCATAGAGATAGGTAATAAGTTTACGGAACGCAGACTGCCATCCTTCCTTGCTATCTTGTACTACAATGACATCATCCACATCAATCATGTTCTCCGGAACTTCGGGTAACTTATTAACATGTTGTCTCTCAACACTAAACCCTACACCAGTGCCGTGCATCAGAACGAATAGACATTCATCAAATGCTTTTGGATGGTCAACGCTTAGATAAGCACAGTTATATCCAGCGATGTGGTTCTTCTCTAATGCTGGACCAGCAGTCATAAGCGCCCTCATGCTAGGCATTACTTCTAAACTAAGTACGGCTTGCTCTAATACCTTACGCGTCTTAGGTACTAGTTCTTGGTTAGTGTTATCTTTAAGATGCTTCTCCATAAAGTCAAAGTATCTAGCAACAGTCTCTTCCCATGTCTCTCTTCTATTCTTTTCAGGTAGCCAACGAGCATACCTGCTCAGAGCAATAAAGTTCTGATAATCATTTGGTAATGTGTTCAATTTTTAAATCTCCAGTTATGTGTTATGTTTAATCATCTATGGGGTCTATTTGTATATCCACCATAGTAACGCCGTTCTCGTCTTTGTAATCACTGTAAGTTAATCTTCCTTCTCTGTGCATTAAGACTGCTTCTCGTATACCTTTGTCATAAGCTTTTGTTCCTTGATACCAAATCATAACAGCACCCAGTATTAAAAAAGAAACAAACCAACCTAATGATATAAAGTTACTTGAGTTTATTATAATCTCTTCCATCTAAATCTCCAGTTTTTTTCTGTTCTTTTTTCCTGTCTTTCTCAATCTTCATTTTCCACAATCGGTTATTCCTAACCGAATGTTTTAATTTGTTTGTGACAGGATGTCGTTTTGTTTTACCCATTAGTGTACTGTATCGTTGTCACCCGCTACAAACTCACCATCAGATATCTCTGTTCCCGCTTCATAAAGCAAGTCGGGGTCTTCCTCTAAGATAATACTAATGCCTTTAGCTAACGGAGAAAGTATGTTTGAAATCTCACTACCTTCTATCGTGTTATCTATAATCTCTAAAGACATAGCACCTATCTTAGAATCTATAGAGAGTTTAAAATAAATTACATCTCTCTCTAATTCGTTTGAAGTATTAATCATTCATGAAATCCTTTGGGTTTAGCCCACGCTTTATTGTTTTAATAAACCACTTGTAAGAAAAGGCTGACAACTTAAACGAACCAAACGCTCTGTAGTGTGTTTGTTTAGGTATAAGTTCAAAGATATTATCCTTACTAACTTTATCAGCTTCTTCAGGACCAAGTAAACCTTTGTACCAGTCAATCATTTCTTGCATAGCTTGTCTTCTTATAGCTTTTGCTTTGCGTCCATTCATTTCTTTCCCCTATTAAATATTCATTGTCATTATTTCTTCTACATTAGGTAGAACTTTAACCGTGGTTAAGTACTCATAGCCATTAGCATATTTAAAAACTCTAAGGTTAGGGTTGCATTGATGCTTATGTCTACACCACTTACAAGAGTTATGAAGCCCCATGTTCCCTGACTTACCTTTCTCTATAATAGGGTAGCATCTTTCTTCGGGAGGTGTGTCCTCTTCTAACTCTGCTCTAACCGTTTCTAATCTTTCTTCTATGTTAGGCATCTCTAAATCATCAGGTCTGTATAAACAAATTTCTCCTGTTGATTTATTAGCGACTAAGAAACCGCCACCGCTTTTATTAAAGCCATGTTCATATGCTGACAGTTGTGCGAGGTATCCGAAGGGGTCATCTTGTGACAGCTTACCATCTTTAAACTTTCTAAATGAGAAGTCACTGGCTGATTTTATATCAACCACAACACCATCTATTATACAGTCTACATGTCCTTTAAGCCCTAGCACTTTTACTTCTTCTTGCTGTGATTCTAACTTATGCCCAGCCAAGTCTACGAAAAACAATAGAAGTTCTTCTACAACATGACCATATAAGAATCTAAAAACTACAGAGGGTGCTAAATCTTCTGAGGTATCTAAAGATTTTATATCATACCAAAGCTGTCTGTTGGGTTTGCCAACATTAGACATCCTCAGTCCTGTTCCTCTTGCTTTAGGAGTAGCCCAGTCATTAAGAACATCTCTTAAACCATCTAATAACTTATCTACTTTTTGTTTTGGTAATTCGATAGGCTTACCGTTGCCTATGTCAGAAAATATAGTATTTATATCTTCGACTAAAGTATTTATATCTTTTTTCATTAGTGAGTCTCCGCCCAGTTATTGCCAATTTTTGCTTCAGCATCTAATGGACAGCGTAGCTCATAGTATTGTCCGGCTTCCCTAATAGATTCAATAGCAAGTTCTCCAAACCTTTCAGCATGGTCTTCTAACACTTCCGATTGAAACTCATCATGGATGTTACCGACAAATTTATAATCCAGACTCTCCATTATAGCTCTCTTATTTAAAATTGTCAAGGCTTTTTTCATAACAATTGCACCAGCGCCTTGCAATAAAAAATTTAATGCGGCATGTCCGGAGCGTATCCAAATCTTTCTTCCGTCCAAGCCTTTGATGTATCCTTTCTCTGATGCCCTAACAACACGCTCCCTTAAAACCTTTAGAGCGGGAGTGCTATTAAGGAAATCATTTTTAACTTTCTTACCTAGTTTTGAACCACCGCCAACGATAGTTCCTATCTTCTCATCTCCAGCACCATAGAGAAAAGCATAAATAAAAGTCTTACTCTTATCTCTTGTTGGTAAACCAGCGGCGAGTTGATTCTTACTGTGTATGTCACCGTGTAGTATTTCATTAGTGTAGTCACTGTCATTCATATAGTGAGCAAGCATGCGTAACTCTAAACCACTAGCATCACAACCTACTAACTTGTATCCTGTGTTAACAGTAAACAGTTCTCTAAAGTCAGCACCATAGTTACCTTCTAATCCCCAAACAAGATTACCATCCGAGCCTTTCTTAACGGCGGGTATCTGTGCCATGTTAGGAGATGAGTGTGTCATTCTTCCTGTAACTGCACCATTTGTGTTGACATATCCGTGTATCCTGTTGTCATCTTCTATCTTACCTAATATGTTTTTAAGCATGGCTTCACGCTTAGAAACTAAGAAGTACTCTAGAATCAACGCACACTCTGGAATTTCTGTAACACCTTTAAGTACTGACTCATCAACAATAGCATTGCCTTTGTCAGTAAACTTGGTAGGTGTCCATCCAAAATGTTTTAAGTACTTAACTATCTGTTGTCTACTAGCCAAGTTAAACTCAGGATACTCAATACATCCCCACTCTTTAGGTGTCTTCCAAAACGCACCTCTGTTTAATTGTTTCTGATAAGCTATCGAGTACATGCCATCAGCATTGTACTTGTTCTTTAAGTCTGTCAAAGGAACAAAGGTAGGCAGAGGTTTGAATGTTTCATGCACTGCGTCTATCAAGTTTTGTTTCTTCTCACACAAACCAGCATATAAGATGTTAGCTTTGCGTTCATCAATCAACCAACCATTAAGTCTTTGTTCGTTAATACAGTCAGCAACTTCGTGTTCTAAATTGATAGCCCTTGTTCTAAAATCCTCAAGCTGTTCGGATAACTTCTTATAAACCAACACATTAATCCTAACATCTTGTTTACAATAAGTAATCATCTCATCACTCAAGTGACTCCACTCATGGAAGTCACCTTTAGGAAAACCTAAAGACTTGCCCCAGTTGTCGAGAGAATGCCCACCTTGGTTGGACGGGTTAGCAAGACGAGACATAACTACGGTGTCAGATACTTTGAACTTACTAAAGTCTACATCCCATAGTTTTTTAAGTGCGGGTATGTCATAGCTAATAATGTTGTGACCTATAACTTCATCGGCTTGAGACAAATACTTTTTGAATTTGTCTTTATCTTCAGCCAAGAAGGTACGCATGTCACCAGTGTCTACATCACTAGTTACCACAACCCATATCACCGTTGGGTCTAGTCCGTCTGTCTCTATGTCAAATACTATCTTCATTTAAAACTCATCTTCAGGTTCATTGTTCTCACTTGGCTTGTCCGTTTCGAGCATTCTACCAGTATCTTTATCATAATACAAGTAGCAAGCTGGACCAGTCAAACCTGAGAACCTATTCTTCAGTACTCTAATGGTAGTGGTGTTCCTTATCTGAGGGTCATCATGTTGACCATCCCTCTCCAAACCTATCACCATATCAGATAGCTGTCCAATACCAGCAGAACCTCTGAGTTGTGATAGAGAAGTAATACCACCCTCTTCATGAGCAGTACCGCCCGGTCTCTTCAAGTGACTAACCATAAACAAAGCAATGCCTGTCTCTTGAATAAGGGTTCTTAGCTTGGTAGCTATCTCATCAAGAGCCTTGCGTTCATCACCACTCTGTTGGTCAGAAACAAGTATAGATATATGGTCAAGGAAAACATACTTACAATCCAATCCTTTAGCCATGTACCTAACCTTGCTAATTATATTATCAATTGTGTTAGAACCAAAGCTATCATACAAGAATACTTTACCAGTTCCTAGTGTCACATCATAATGTTCTCTAAGCTCTTCGCTATCTATGTATGTGTCGGGAAGGTGAAGGGGTCTATTTGCGGACATCGACATCAAACTAAGACCTGTCCTGCGGGTAGACTCTTCCATCATCAACAATCCAATATTTCCACTATCTTCTGTATTGATTAAATAATAGATTAATTCTCTAAGAAACTGTGACTTTCCCATACCACTGCCAGCCGCGATTGTAATCAACTCATGTGTACGAATACCATAGGTAAGTTCGTTCATGCCAGCCCAAGGATACTCAACAAATGATTGGTCAATCTCCTCGGTAACAATGCCCCACATGTTGTCACCTCTGATGATACCATCAGGTGCAAACAACTTAGCCGCCCACCAGTACTCCATAAAAGCCTGACGCTTATTGTCTTTGAGCATTTCGTTAGCATCCTTATACTCAGAAGGCAGTGTCATTATCTTTGCCTTAGAAGGTGGAAACAGTTCGGCTACTTGGCGAGCCGCTTTCTTTCCAGCTTTATCTGAATCAAAACAAACTACAACGCTCTCGAAGTCATTGAAGAACTCTAAGTTCCTTTTGATATCTCTAGCCGCTGAACTTGCACCATTGATTACACTAACAACACCCCACTTACTACCCATCAACTCATAAGCCGCCATCGCATCACACTCACCCTCAACAATAGTAATAAACTTACCCTTGCTTTGAGTGGATTGTGTGCCAAATAAGTCAGCGTCTCTAACACTGCCCTCGATACGAAAGTCTTTTGTCTTTACACTTCGTATCTTCTGTGCAATCTTCTTGCCGTCTG